CAGAATGTCAAGAATTGTTCCGTTTGTATGTGTTCCATGGATATATTTTCCAGATGCAATATCTAAACTTCCCGTTAACGTTCCGCCCGCCAATGGTAAATAAGCATGTGTGTGGTTTGAGGCTGCTGCTCCAATTTCAGCAAGTGTCCATGATACATTTGCTGATCCATCGAACGTTTTGCTTGTATTTCCTACCTTAATAGAACGTTGTGTTTTCAACTTTTCAGCCGTAGAAGAATTTCCGTATATATTGCCATTACATGTGATATCTTCATAAACGTCAAGATAATTTGTCGTACATCCTTGACCGCCAAGTTTAAGTTTATACATACCTGTATTATATACCCAGGAAAGTGCCTCTTCATATCTGGCGCCATAGCCACCCTCATCGTTTTCGTGCCACATCATAAGTGAACTATCAAGATAGATGTTTCCTTTAATATCTGCACCCACGCATGTAAGTTTTCCATTTTCAATCTGTGTGTACGTTTTTGCAGATTTGTACTGTCTGATTCCATCTGTCCCTAAATATACTCCAGCGACAACACTTGTCATCGAATCAGTTCCACTATATAGCGCTTTTGTCCCTATTGTAAAACCTCCAATACTTCCTTCTGGAGCTGATAGTTTTCCACTGAATGTTCCCTTTGCCGCCACAAGATTTCCTGCAAAATAGGCATTGCCCGATGTGTCAATGGCAAATTGCCTGCTCGCGATTCCCCCGTTTGCCATATTTATTTTTATTCCAGCTGAGCTGTATGTCCCGCTCGTGTATTTATAATTTGCGCTCTGTATACTTCCTGCTGCAATTATATCCATGGCGAACAGATCTTCGACTTCGATATTTTTCGAGGTCAGTCTATTTGTTTCCACCAATCCCGTCGCAACCAGATTTTCCACATTAATTTCATTTGATGTGATTGTCTTTGCTATGATCCGGTCTGCTGTAATTGTCCTCGGTGTAATCACTTCCCCGTTGATCGTATCAACATTTTCCGCCTGGAGCGCTCCGTTTATCTGATTAAGCTGATAAACGATGCTCTGCTCGCTTCCTCTGAAAACCAGTCTGTCTACCGATAAAGTCCCTGCTGTAATATCGTCAGCATAAATATTAACCCCTGTCAAAACATTTGTTGCTGTCACTTCCGAACCAACAATGCGGTCTGCTACGATTCCCTGTGATACCATCAGATTCTTTAAAAACCCCTGCTTAATTGATGCCACATCTACATTTGCATAGTCGATCTGTGCATAATGTGCTTCCAGGTACTCAACCGTGATATCTGTCGCTGTGATTTTATTCACACGTTCCTCTAGCGCATTTATATTCTCTGCTTCGACTGTTTTGAATACCGCATTTTCTCCCGTCATGCTGTCAACTTTCAGATCTTTAATGTGGCTCGTTTCAACTTCTTCATCCGTAACCGTGAGGTTGGTGATCTTACCGCTCGTAATTGTTGCTTCTCCGATTACTGCTGCCACTGCTCCAAGTTCTTTTTTTACATATAGATATTCTGCTTTCAGGTCATTGATATCCTCTGCTATGTACCGTTCCAGACCGATGATCTGTGTCACATCGATACTGTCAATGCTTGATCCTTTTACCGTCCCATTATCCGTTGTGATATTATCAATGCACTCGGCTGCCGCAAATAATTTTTTCTGCATATCTTCAAACGACAGTACTGCGTTTGATATGTCGCATGTATTGTTTACTGGTTTTTCCAGATATTCTGTTGTTTTGGTAATCCTCTGTTTTTCTTTTATTCCGTCTTTGAGTGATATGATCGTCACTGTATCTCCAACAGAATACTCCATGCCGCTATATTTTTTATTTCTTTTTGCCAGATCAACAATCTTTACGCGATAAGTTTTCTTTGGCTTCGAAATTTCATTCAGTTTATATTCGGCATCATCTTTTAATGCCTGCGGATCAGTGTAACTCGAATCTTCCCAGATCATTGTTATCTTTTTCTTGCTGTACTGATAATTTTCAAGAAAATTATTGCCATTGTTTACAGATTCAATGCTCAGGTCATCCGCTCCGATTGGCACAATAATTGTCGCGTAATCATAACTATCTCCGCTATCCGTTACTTCCAGCAGGTTCAGCCCGTCAATAAAACACACGCCTTTATCAGCTCCGACTTTCTCTTTTAAGTACACGATTTTATTAATAGTGTCGTATTCTATTTCACAAGTAAATGCATCCTGAATTTTTTCAAGCACCTGGTAGCTGCTTACTTTTTTCATGCTGATATTTCTTATTCTGTCTTTTGAAACTGTCGACCTGCAGATCCATCCCGTGTCTGTCAGTGCGTAATCTGCTGCTTCCTGTGCCGTGCATCCTTTCAAAGTAAATTCCCGCCAGCCTCTTCCTTCTATCGTCTCAATATTTAATTTTGCAACAATTTTCCGATATCCATTTGACGTTTTGGAGTTTTCTTTTACCACAAATTCATCCGTATCTGTCCGTATATAATACTCATGTGGTATCCTCTGCCAGTTGTTTTGATGCCATAAAAAAGAGAGTGTTTTATCTCCTGTTGACAACTCACTCTCTACTGTGGCATTCTTGTGATTTTTCAAACCGGCAATCTGAACATGCTCCAAATTATATAATTTTAAGAGCATCTTTCCATCCTCCTAAAATTCCAGCATGAAATCCATTGCGACAAGATCAAACGCTGTCGGTTCATCGTGTTTTCCATCCACGACCTTTTCAGATTCTACCTTGAAAACAGTAATTTCGATTTCTGTTTTTTCCAGTTCCTCCGCCTGCTCCATATACTTCTTCTGTTTCTCATCTGTTTCAAACAGATATCGTCCATTCTTGACTTCCAGCTCTCCATTTTCTTTTTTTGCAGTATATTTTTCCAGTAAATCATATGCAGTAGCATCGACCGGTTTTAGCTGTTTTTCCAGCTCCGTGTGGTTTCTCGCCAGTGCAAGGTTGACCTCTGCCGTAAACAGTTTTTTCTCTTTGATCAACTCTGTCGCTTTCGCATAAATTTTTCTAAGTTCTCCTGCTGTTACCGTAATTTTTCTTTCTTTCATCGTTTTCTCCTCCTAAAAATACCGTGGCTTATACTGCACAGTGATGTTGATATCTTTATTTGCTGTGATTTTATTTATGCCAGGAACCAATGATGGCAGATCCCACAGATCCACGTCTGAATATTTATTTATCCCGTTTTCTGTAATCAGCCCAGTTTCTCCATCAATTATGACCGTCTTTCCATTTGTCAAGTTCTTTACTGTTATATTCTTTTCTTCTCCGGTTGTCGCATTTCTTACCAGCCCTGTCAGTGTAATATCCGTCAAATTTATAACCGGTGTTATCTTCACGATCGCTGGTGTCAATAATGTTCCTGCATTGGTTAGCGTGATCACGTTTTTTTCGCTATCTGCCTGCGTCAGCTCTCCATATTCATATCCGCAAAGTTCCAATGTCGCCTTGTGCCATCTTTGCAGGCAGGTCTCAGCCTGCGATGCATTTTTCAAGTATCCATAAAAATAATGTCCATTAAATCCATCAAAACTATATTCTCTCGGTGTCAATAAATTGGCTATAAATCTCCCTGCTTTCTCCCAGATTTCCTTTCTGTCGCTCCCTCGTATCATGATCGTCGCCTTAATCTTTTTGAATCCTATCGTGCTTTGGAGTATAAGTGGACTGACTGCGCCGTCCGGCCATTCACTCTCGTTACTTAACTGGGAATAATCATGTTCCAGGTTCCACTGCTGCACTCCATATTCTTTCACATCCTGTCCGTCTACTGTCACAATTCTCTTACCTCCTCGTTCTCCGGCTCATCATTGCAAATTCTTCCGACATTCCTCTGCTCGTCTCACCGATCAGCGTTCCTGTGTCTGTAACGATCTGCGTGTTTGCCATCGCCCCAAAGCCTTGCTGCATTACCGCTATCATTTCCCCAAACATAGAAATAAGATCGGAGTTATCCACCTGTGCAATAATCTGTGTTGATTGCGATGTGGATAAAACCTGATTTGCCGCTGCAATCCGTGCACTGTCGTTAATCTCTTCCAACTTGCTTTTTACAGCATTCTGCCTGTTTTGTAATTCTTCCTGCTGTTTTTCCAATAGCGATCTGATCATATTCGATCCGGCTTTCTCCGCGTTTTTTGTCTCCTCGATGATGCCCTCTGTCGTCCCTTCGCCGATTCTCTTTCCGACTTCACGTTTAAATAATCTTGACGGTGAATGAATATCCGCAGCTTTTTGCATTGCTTTTTTCAATGCATCGATCAAGTTCTTTGCAGAAGAATTTATCGACTTCTCATCGTAAAGTCCATCAAGGATTCCCTGCAGTGTATCCTTTCCAATCTTTTTGCCAGCCGCCGGAAGTTTTCCAAGCTTTTTAGAAATTTTATTGTTGACTTTTTTTAATTTCACATCTGTTGATTTCTTTTCTGCTCCGTCACCTATTCCGGTAACCAGGCTGATAGCCGCATCCTCTCCTATTGTCAAAGCATTCTTTGCAAGGTTTTTCAAAGGTTTTTCTATTCCTTTTTTTATTTTCTTTACCGCGGCATCGTATTCTTTTTTATATTCATCCAGTTCTTTTTGTGCTTCCTCCTTCAATGTTTTTATCTTTGCTTGTGTCTCTTTTCTCAGATCTTCATTCTCTTTTACCGCCTGTGACTCTGCCAGTGCATTCTTCTGGTCATATAAATTCTGATACTCTCGCAATTCACTTTCTGACAACTGATTCAGTGCATGAATTGACGCAGATGCCCCCGGTCCAATTTCCTGGAGTTCTTTCATAAGACCATCCGACAGGATTCCTTTCTTTCCAAGTGCATCAAGCTGTTGTTCCCAGTCGGCTATTCCAGCAACCTGGCTTTTTAAATTGTAAAGCAGTGTTTTCCCTGATGATGATTTTGATTCAAACTCATCAAACAGGTTAAAACTGGATGCGATTGCATTTTTTCTATCTGCAACCGTATCTTTATATTCTTTCTGCAGATCTTCGATATCATTTTTCAGTTTATCTTTTACGTCTTTACAATTCTGATAATAATCATCATTCAGTTCTTTTAACTGGTCATTATAATTCTGCTTTGCCTCATAATATTTCTGATCAGCTTCGATCTGCTCTGCTGTCCCCTTTTTTGTTTTTTTTCTCACAAGATCCCAATACTGCATTTCTGCTTTCGCCGAAACATTGTAATATGTCTTATAGACATCAAGCGTGCTACCTGACAGACCGTATTCTCTGTTGGTCTGTTTTTGCTTGGCCACATTTTCCTTTATTCCACTTTGTACTTCTTTCAGCTTTTTGGTCGCATCGATATATCCCTGTGTACCTTTTTGCATTTTTTTCTGCACTTTTTTCCAGTAATCTTCCTCTTCCTGCAGTGAAACATTGTGCAGTACACTGTAATTGTCGATGTATTTACTTGCTGCAGAATAGATCTCGCTGTAATAATCTTCCAGTTTTTTCTTTGTTCTCTCTCCGGTTGAACTTTCTGTGTACTCCGATATCCAGAAATTATTATCAAGCTGATTTTTTGCAGCTTTTTCATATTCCTTAATGCTCGCCAGCTTTTTATATGCACTGGCGTATCCTTCCGTTCCTTCTGTTGTTGTTTTTAATACTTTTTTCCAGAAAAACTTCTCATCCTCAAGCTTTGTGACGTTTGTTTTTTTCCAAGATGTGAACCATGCATTAGCTGCTTTGTACACGTTTTTTGAATATTCATTCAGAGCCTCTTGCTGCATTCGTTTTGCTTTTTCATATAACAGCTGACTTTGTATATATGCCTGCTGAATGTCGCTGTACATTGGTTGATTTTTATTCATATTTCTAAGTGCCTGCTGCGCGTTGTTGTACATGTCCGTTGCAAACTTTTCCATTTCTTTTGCAACATTTCCTTTTTCATCTGTGACCCCAAATGCAACGCCACGTGCAATCTGTTTTCCAACTTTTTCTTTAAACCTTTTCGACGGGGAATGGATCTCAAGCTCGCCTTTTGCAGTCTCTTCCAGTCCGTTGCACAGATCTACAATGGAATCTTCCGCTTCTTTTTTCGCGCCACGGATGCCGACCGCTACTCCCTCTGAGATATATTTACCGTTTTCTGCAAATTTTTTCGAAGGTGAGTTAATGTCTACCGTTTTCCGAAACGTTGTGTTGGCCGTGTTTGCCAAATCTCTTGCAGCGCTCGCTACTACAGCCGATGAATCTCTCATTCCTTTTGCAAGTCCCTGTGCCACATATGTACCACTTGCGTAAAACTGTTCCGGCATTGCCTGCCTGGCCGGATTTAATGCACCGTTTAAGGTATCCGTGACCTGTCTTTCTAATTCTCCGCGCTGTGAGGCGACTCCTTCTGAGTATTTTTTTATACTCTCCTGGCCGCTGACCTTCTGCTGCTCATTAATCGTCTTTGCTGCATTTGAAAGTTCTTCACTCGATCTTTTCCCGGCACCAACGCAAAGGTTTCCTGCTTCGTCTGTATATTTCTTTTTAAAGTTCTCTGTCTCATCGATAACCTTCTGGTACGCTCCCGACACCTTATCCGACAGCGGACCTTCTAAATCCATTGCGCTCGTCCAGTCCTTACAGATCTCCGCAAACTGTCCCTTATTGTTTTTTAAGCTGTTCACAAGCGTTTGAACAAGATTTGCACTCTGCGGTCCCATCTCGGCAAGGTAATTATAAAATTCTTCTGTCATTCCGTAGCCAGCCGCACCGGCAAGTTCCTCCATATTATCAGCCCAGTTTGACATTCCATTGATCTGGCTTTCTAAATTTTCCAGAATCTTTTTCGCGGATATTTCTTCGCCTCCGGAAAATTCTTCCATTAAAGAAATAGAATTTTTCAAACTGTCTGATATGGTGTTTTTTAATTCCTGATATGCCTGCTGCTGTTCTTCTGTCGCTTTCTGTGTTGTTGATGATGCCTGTTCCTCTGCAGTGGACATGCTTTCCACGCTGTCCGCTGTCTCCTCCAGTGTTCCCTTGTAGCTCTCAACGGTCTCCTGCGCCGCCTTCATGCCGTCTTTCGCTTCTTCTTCCGTGTCCATCGCGTTTTGTCTGGTTTCCATGAGTTCCGTGTACTGTGCTGTCAAACCTGCCAGTTCTTCTGACATTCCTCCCCAGTTTGTCCCGCCTTCATGGATCAGTTCATAATTGTCTCCGTATGTTGTTCCTGTCTCCTCGAACTTATCTCTTAATTTATCCAGCTCATCTTCTGTCTGCTTAATGATGATCTGAGCGTCTGCCGCGTTTTTTGCATAATCAGTAAGTGCGTCCTGCGACGCAATCATTAAATAATAGTCTTCATTTTTATCAATCAGTTTTTCCAGTTCATCCCTCGTCATACTGATTGATCCGCTCTCTTCATCAAATGCTGCTGCAAGCTCCGGTATATCATCCGCAAGTTCATTAACGATCCCCTTCATCACTGCTTTTTGTCCGGAACTTTTCTCCTCCAGATCGTTTAACTCATACAGCTGTTCGATCAGCATCCTGTCCGCTTCCCAGTGTGCCTGTGTCTCCTGGACATTCTCTTTATGTGCCTGCGCCGTGTTGTTAATACTGTCTATCTGGTCATTCGCCGCATCGCAAAATTCTTTTGTTGCGTCAACCGCCTGTTTTGTTTCATTTGTCGCATTTTTTGTCGCTGCTTTATATAAAACCAGTCCTGCCGTTACCGCGGTAATTGCCGTGATCATAATTCCAATCGGAGACATATTCATAGCCGCATTCCAAAGAGCCTGTGCCGCTGCTGCCGCCTTTGTCGCTCCCGTCGCAGTTCTTGTTGCTGTAGCAACTTTTCCAATCGTGCTTGCCAGGCTCGCATATACATCTGTTTTTGAAAATTTATACAGTGCAATCGCTGTCCCAAGTCCAATTACTGTTGTTTCCACCTCTTCCAGGTTATTCCCTACAAGCTCAATTCCCTTATTAACTTTTGGCAAAACGTCTTTTTCGATCGGCTCTGCAATTTTCATCTGAAAAGTCCGTGCAAGCTGTGTGAGTTGATTTGTCGTGTCGCTGTATTTTATATTCTGAATCGACTTCATAACATCATGTGTCGTTGAAATCTCTCCATTAACATTCGTCAGAGCCTTTACACCCTCGATTCCAAGATCCTCCCACATCGTACCGAACAGATCCACACCAGCCTGATTCTGTTTTACCTGGTCTTCCATGTTGAACAGGACATCTAGTACTTCCTCCGTTGCTGCTTTCGCCGACTCTCCTCCTGCTGCAAATCTCTCGCGCATAGCATCTGCATCCATGCCGATCAGCTCAAATCCCTCTGTTGTTGATGATGCTGTATCTTTCACTCGAATTCCAAACTCTTTATAAGCGTCGCCCAGTTTATCAATGGAAAAGGTTCCTGCTGCCGCACCGTTTGTCAATGAATTAAAAAATCCATCCGCATCCACACCCATCTGTTTATAGTGCACAGAATACTCATTGATCGTATCCAGTAGATCATCGTTTTTATTTAATCCCTTTTGTGCTCCCTGTGCGATCAGATTAAACGCTTTCTGACTTGAAATGCCGAACGTATCCATAAGCATTTTTACCGCTCTGATCTGCTCCTGGTATTCAAATCCAAACGTATCTCTTAACGTTATGACATTCTCTGCCGTCTCTTTTAATTTTGACGGTTCGACATCTTTCAAGTTCTGTGCAATGGTCTGAATTGCTTCGCCAACATCCTCAAAATTCTCTCCGTAATTGTCTGCATAGACCTCTTTCATTACATTTTTATAATCTTCCATTGCATCGGTAGCAATACCTGTACTTGCCTGTATCTGATTTGCTGCCGACGTCATTTCATTAGTAGTTCCGACTGATGATTCTATTGCCGTCTTTGCCAGATCCGTAAAAGCATCTACCGCTTTCTCCGCTACTGCGACTTTGATCGCCGATCCGAAACTGATCGTTGCTTCTGTCTGCTCCTGAATGGCTCTTCCGTATTCATCAATGCTTGACGCACATCCGTCCGCTGAGTTTTCTGCCTCTTCCAGATATCCCGCAATCTGCTCCAACTCCCGGTTTGCTCTTATCGTCTGTGCTGTCGCATTATTCAGACTCACTTCCCAGTTATCTACTCTGTTTGCGGCCGTTGTATAATTTCTTTCTCCTTTTTTTATTGCTTCTGCCAGTTTATCAATGGTTTTCTGCTGTTCTTCCAGTTCTTCGTCCGTGGTTTCTGACGAAGTCTTCATTCTCTCCATTTTTTCCCTGGCTTTGTCATAATCCGTCCGTAATGTATTTAAACCGTCGCCTACTTTCTCATAGGCTGTACGGGCATTTTCCAATGCTTTTTTTATCTCTTCTTCTTTCTTTTTGTGGGCGTCTACGGTTTTCTGCAACACCTCATGCTTTTTCCGCAGTGCTTCCACTGTATTTTCCTGTCCTTTGAATTCTTCCTGTACCAGGGCGGACTCTGATTTTAATTTTGAAAGTTCTTTATTTACTCCCGTTACCGCTGCTTTGAACTCTTTTTCTCCGTCTAATGCGATAATCGCACCAATTTTATTACTCACCTGGTATCCTCCTGTATACAAAATAAGGAGCTGCCTCTATTAGCAGCTCCCTTTTGTTTTTGCGAAATCACGGTAAATCATCTATGCCGGTAGGCTTCTTCTTTTTACCTGTCATTTCTTCGTACTGATCATACATCAGATAGAATTTTCGAAATGTCATTGCCATAATTTCATCTTCTGTATAATTCAATTCTTTCTTCCCGATATAGATTAAGCGGGCGATGTTTATTTTTTCATCTGCCCGCTCTTCTGGTTTGGGTGTTCGTCCTCATCTGGTTCCGGGAGTGAAACTCCGTATGCTTTTAATAATGCACTTAAAATCTCATCCACATCATCCACGGAAATAATCCACCCAACTTCCTTTTCCGTGTAGTTTTTTAACTCCCTTCCGTTTCTTTTTTCTCTCTCCGCTTCATCATTTAAAAGCGTGCAGAGCAGATATCGTATTGTCTTTTCCGCTTCCCTTTTATCTGTGAGTTTGTCCCAGACTTCCGTCATCGCCATATCGTAATGATCCTGTATCTCGTCGATAACATTCAAGGTAAATAGCAGGTTCCGCTCTGTTCCATCGATCGTAATTGTAACTCCCTTTGGTCTCAGATCGCTCATACTTTACTCCTGTCCTTTAGGATTCGTGGCTTCTGTCTCACTTACTGTGATACCGACTTTCTCGTTTAACCAAGTCTTTGCTTCTTTAAGCGTTGCAAACGTTTTCTGCTCTTTCCAGTTTCCATCCTCCGGCACAAACATATTCCCCTCTAATGTTGTGTGTGTGAATGTCAGCGTTTCTGCCTGTGTCGCGTTTTCATCATTTGGCTCCTTCATCTGGCATTTTTTATAGAATTTCGCCGTGTACTTATCTTTATTATCTTCAGCTCTCGAGATACCGACCGCTCCCATTCCGATAAATGGAGCGATGTCGTCTTTATTACATACAACGGTATTTTCTTCGCTGTTATATGTATGCCCCAGCATATATGCATAGAGTTCATTAACCATCTCATTGATCTCGACAGATGTTGTTCCTCCGGTAACCGACGTATCTGTTACCACCGCACGATTATCTCCATAGTCTTTCACATCGTTTGATGTCGTTGTGATATTAAAAGTCGACGTCGGCCCGAGATACTTTCCATCTGTGTGTTTTCCTGTCTCCTCACTGTACTTTCCTACTACTGCATATTCAAAACCTTTTTTTGCCATTTTCTTATTCCTCCATCTTTTCTTCTATCTCGCATTCAAATACGAGATGCCTTATATTATTAGCTTTGTCCAAGAGCACCGTGACTCTCGGGTATGTAAATCCGGCTTCAAATAAAGCCTTCCGGATTTCCTTCTTTTCGTTTAAATAATTAATTTCTTTTGCGCCATCCTTCCATGGCAATACGTAATGTATCTGCATGGATAAAACATTGCCACATGGCTTATTGTCTCCGAAGTCTGCACCCCGGTCATCTGCACAGTTAAATGTGAAATATCTTTTCTCTGTGCCGGTATAAATATCCGGTTTGCATGGATAATTGAACTTTTTCAGTGCCGCGATAATGGTTCCGTTTACACTCATGATCCAACTCCCGTCTCCTGGTCAAATACTCTCTGCATTTCTTTCAGGCATGCTGTTTCACTCTCGTTTACGGATTTTGTTATAACCGGGTGCGGCACCTGTTTTCCTGGTACTCCATATTCGAGGTACGCAAGTTTTTCTCCATTCCTTACGCCTTTGCTGTCTTTCCCGGTTGGACGTACCACCGAATAGCATCCATACTCGTTATGGCTCGTTTTTCCGGCTTTTATTGATTTCACAAGTTCGCCTGTTGCATAGCCCCTATTTGCTGCTGTTTGGACGTTTTTTGTTACATTTTTTTCGAGAATCTGCTTTCCGGAATCAACCATCTTTTCTGCAATCTCTTCTGTCGATTTTTCCAGTCTTTCCAACTGTTTCATGAGATCGTCAACTCCATTCATTTCAAATCTGCTCGTCTCGTTCCCTCCTCTCGCACGTCAAGACTATATTCATCGACTTATCGCTTTGAAATGTTCTTTTCACTTCGTAACGATACCCGGTCTCTTCATCGATTAGGATGCTTTCGCCGTTATAATTGCATACTGCGATCTCGATATTTTGATCTGCGGAATATCCGCTTTGATTTGCAATAATCTGATCATTTCTCGTTGTTGTCGTAAAATTCGCAGGTACATTTTCCAAGTAGCTTTCTGAGGATATATCGAATCCATCCTCATCTGGTTCTGTTTTTTGGCCGGTCAGAATTTTTACTGATTTATTCCACATCATTTTCTCCTTCTTCTGGTTGCACCGGTGCAACTTCCGGTTCCATCAGTGAAAGTCTGAATATTTTTTTATGATACAGCTCCATGTATTTATCCGTGTCTGTTCTGTCGTTTCCGATATTTGCTTTCACGTAAAAAGTAATTGCTGTTATAATCCCCGGCGTTTCACTTTCGACCAGTTCAGAATTTACTCCAGCGAGGATCATGTCTTCTTTACAGTCTTTGATGTATTCCTGGATATCGTCATCATAAACTGTCACTGCCACTGCTATTCCGCAACGTTTTTTTATCAGTTCAAGCATTTTCATCCCCCTGTTGTTTTAGAAATTCGGCGATAATATCTGCTTTGACAGATTTTGTTATGTTATAACCAAGCTCCGCCGCCAATGACTTGATCTGTGCGATCGTCATCCCGTTTAAATCATCGGCGGTGTAGCCTCTGTCATTGTTATAACTTTTTATTCCCCCGTCACTGCTTCATCATCTACGGTAATAATTCCGTTCACGAATGCATCTTTGTCTTTCGTCACATAGTCTTCTCTTTCGATCGCCCGGAATAAAGTCATATCCTGCTCGAATGCATTAAAATCCGTTACTGTTGCTGTATCTGATGCAACGATAGTGATCTGTTTTCTGTCGAATTTTTTAATTCCTTCTTTCAAGTCGCCAATGATAAATGGAATTCCTCTTTTCTTCGCTGTTGCAGTGTTTGATTTCAGCACCGAGTTTCCAATAACTTCAATCGGTACACTCATCGCTCCAACAGCCAGCACCTTTTTCATAGGATCATTATTCGCATTTCTGAGCAGATAATTTCCGTTACTGTCTTTTAAGATAGACAGGTGCAGAAGTCCATCATCATTTGTTACGATTTTGGAAGTCCCTGCGTATGCTGCCCCTAAGGTAACGATGATTGCTTTCTGAATTCCATCCAGATCTTTCAGTTCTGTCACCGGCTTCTTTGCAATCTCTGCAAGAATCTGTGCATTTGCAGTTGCTCTGCTCTCTCCTCCAATCCAAGCAACGATCGTCCCTGTAATATTTGCATCTGAATCTTCCAATAATTCATTTGTAACCGGGAAGTATCCTGCAAATTTCTCAATCTCGTATTCAAGGCGTTCAAACTGTGGTCCATTCTTTCCGCCGATTTTGCCGCCCTCAGAGACTTTTGTAAATCCTGTCTGCTGTGCTTTTTTCTGATATGTTCTTGCTCCTTTATTTGTCGTAACATTCTCTACGTCGATCAGGTCAAGCAGCGAAAATTCTGCGTCGCGGTATGTGTTAATCTGTGTCTGAATATCCTCCGGCACCGTGTAACCACCGTTAGCTCCTGTCCCTTCTGTCATGCTTGTCGCCGCATTTTTAAAACCGTTTCTCGCCGCATTTGCAAACTCTTTCACATGATCCATCGGTTCTTCTTTTGCTGTTTTCACTACACTGGCTGCCGCTGCTCCTGTTTTATTCTCCAGCATATTTTTCATCTTTTCATCTTCTGCATCCTCGATATCCTTGAGAATATCAAATTTCTGCTGAAGTTTTTTTAACTCTTCCTTTTCATTTGCTGCATCTTCCAGTTTTCCTTCGTTTGCCAATTTCTGCACAAGTGCTTTTTTCTCTCCAATCTGATCTAACAGCTCCAATAATTTTTTATTCATTTTTTCCCTCCTAGCAAAAAAGATTTAAACACCGTACATGTCTAAATCTTTTAAAATCTCCGCTTTTTCCTTTTCTTTTTTATTTCGTTCTTCGATAACGCGTTTTCTAATGTCGTCCGTCAGTCTTAATCCCTGCGATGCATTGAGCATCTGCACTTCGTTTTCTGCTATTTCGTCAACAAATCCATACTCAATACACTGTCTGGCCGTCAGCCATGTCTCCTTATCCATTAATTCAAGTGTTTCCTGTAACGTCATTCCTGTCTTTTCTGTATATGCTGACGCGAGTGCTTCATTCATTCTGTGCAGGATTTCCGCATTTTTTTCCATTGCCTTGCAATCTCCACTCGCTCCATGCATTGACACATTGTGGATCATGAGCATTCCTACTGTGCTTATTTTCGACTTTCCCGCCATTGCAATTACGCTTGCTGCACTTCCTGCCAGGCTCTGAATTTCAATCGTGACATCATTTCTTCTTTTTAATTTTGAATAAATCTCCTGTCCTGCCATTACAGATCCGCCGCCTGAATTAATAAATACTTCTAAAGTTTCGCCTGGATTCAGCGCTGCGATTGCGTTATCAACATCTGATGGGGCGGTGGAATCCCAACCAAGCCAGTCGTATATCCATTTATCTTCATTTGAAATGATGTCTCCTTTGATTTCAAGTATTGCCATCTGCTGTAGTTCCTCCTTTATCGTACTGTTTGCCTACATCCGTGATTGGGATATAATTTCCATTTACCATCAGCGTATCTCCTCCTTCTTTCCGTGGCATATCTAAAAATGCCCTCGCTTCGTTTGCCGTATAGATTCCATTATTCACAGCACCTTTTAAACTTTCCATCTGTGATTTCGAATCCGTCCGCAGTATCGCCTTCTCGTTGAACTTATATATATACCCTTCTTTTATCTCTTTTGGCAGAAGGGCTTTTGCATTGATCTCTTCTTCATACTGTTTCAATCTGTATGACATCGTGTCCACCAAAAACGCAAGTTGCTGCATTTCTGAATTTGCATAAGATGATTTTTCATAATTGTTTATCTGATTCGGTTTTATCCCAAACGCTCCAGCAATCTGTAATGCTGAATATTTTTTTAATTCAAAAAACTGTGCATCCACAAGGCTCATTTTTATCGGCTGCAGCGAAAGTCCAACCGGAACCGGTACTACTTTTCCTGCGTTTTCTGGGCCTGTCAGATATTTATTATATTTTTTCTGCATCTTTTTCACTTCGTCATCGCCCAAAACTGATGCATACTGCATTGCCATACTTGCAGTCAGCCCGCTTTTATACAGGTTGTTCATATACGTCTGACTCTGGTTCGCCCCGTCAATCGTGTATTCCAATATCTTTCTAACCGGTTCTCCCATGATTCCATCTAAAGTAAACCATGTCTTAATGTGAATCACATCTTCGCTTCTGAATAAATACTGTTCTCCAGATCTCGGATCGCTGTAACGATAATATAGTTTTCCTTTTGTTCCGAAAATTCCTCTATCATCCGTGATCACTGTTACGCAGTTACTCTGCAGCACCCACGCATCTATGGTTTTATATTCACCGCCATAGGTACTTCTTTCAAACTCTCTATGTAGCCATATATAGCCGTTCCCGTAGTGCTGACAGTTAAGTTCTACCGTTCCCCATAACGTTGACGGCGACATGTAATCATTCGGCCTGACCGTTAAAACGTATGTTGTGTCTGTCGGATCTGCTCTGACGCGCCCCTGCTCCGTCTCCTGATAGTATTTCAGTGGAAGTTTTCCCATTGTCTCGCTCAACATTTTTAAGCATGTGAAATATGTCACTTCACTCAGTGTTTTTCTGGATCGTGTCGTTATGCCGAGCATGTCCAGTATCTCATCGTCGTAAAGGCTTACCCCATATCCCCTGAGAGCATTCCATGCATTTGTAATTCTCTTCCAAACGTTCAATTTTACCACTCACTTTCAATAAAACTCTTCAATGCGTCACTATAGCTTGTATCAAAATCGTGATACATCGCCAGTTTATATGCACACAACGTCGCATCTACCGGATCGATTTTCTTTTTTGCGGCATCCTTATCAATTTTGATGAGTCCATTATTCCTTCTTATTACTGCATTACTCATCGCAAAATTTAATACCGGATTGCGTAAATACAGGATATTCCCGGACCAAACCTGTTCCCTAAATCCCTGCGTCGCCTCGTTCAGAGCTTTATGACTCTGAAATATTTCTTCGACGTCATATCCTTCATTTGACATGTCCTGCATCAGTTTACTTGCATTCGCTGGGTCAAAACATAACATCTGTATATCCCACTCATTTTCCTCGCATGTTTTTAACACATACCGCATTACTGCATTTTGGTCTACGATCGGTGTGTTTGTGACTGTGATGAATCCCATCCTCTCCCACGCATCATAATCCACTTTGTCCCGTGCTTTTCTTTCCGCCAGCTTTTCTTTATTTGGGATAAATGAGTGTGAAAACACGATGTATTTCACAATTTCTTTTCCAGTCTGGTCATGTTCTCCAGATAGAAAAGGAATCACAAACGATACTGATGTCAGGTCGATTTTTGCAGACATGTCAAACCCCACATATACAGGATGTTTTCTCGTGTCTATCGGTAATTCTTTTACTTCGCAATTTTTCCACTTTTCCATGTCCATAAAACCGCTTTCTGTTGCCTGCACCCAGATATTCATGCACTTCGTAAGAAAAGATGTCATGTGCTCCGGGATCTCTTTTGCTATTTTGTACTCGCCGCGAATTTTATTTACGCCCTCCGGATAACTCATACGGATAGGGTTTGCTTTCTTCCAGTTATCTTCATTGCCGATATTGTCTATATTTTCATAATCTTCCTTGTCCAATTCGCATATATCGATCAAATATTCTTCATTCTGAACGTCACTGTTCGGATCAAGAACTCTCGAGCAATATGTGTACTCCGTCACATAACACGGATATGTTAAATCCACCCCTGCCGTTGTGATTATCATCAGCAAAGACTCTTTTGTGTTCGAACCTAATCCCAAGTCGTAAAATTCTGTCGTCGGATGCTGGTGATATTCGTCCAGGATCAATCCTGCCGGGTTTGTTCCGTCCCCGGATTTTCCATCATCTTTGCTGAGTGCTTTTATAAAGCTGCCTGTCTTTACATGCGTGATCGCATCTCTCGTGATTTTAAACTTATCTCTCAAGGGCGATCCTCTTAACATTAAATCAGCTTCATTAAATACGATTTTCGACTGATCTCTTTTCACTCCAGCGGTATAAACCTCATATGTTTCCTGATTTTTTGTCGCAATCACAGAAATTTCATACAGCGCCACACCGGCTTCTTCCTGTGATTTTGCATTTTTCCTTGCCACTTCCGTGAATGTTTTTTTAAATCTTTTATATCCGTTTTCTTTATTTTTCCATCCATAGAGCTGGCACAGTCGGAATTTTTGCCAATCTGTCAGTACGATCGGCTCTCCTGCTAGAGTTCCCTTTGAATGTCTTAAGAGTGCAAACCAGTCGACGATATTCTGAGCCGCCTCTTCATCCCAGTAATACTGGTAATCATCTTTTGCAGATTTTTCCACATCGTCAATAAATCTCTGACACGCCCAGATGTGCTTCTGACAGCTTATTATTTCACCCGATATGCATTTTTTTGAATATTTTATTAAATCATTCAGGATAGACACGGTGTCAGATTCCTCCAAACTTTTCTTTTATAGATTCTTCTTTTTTTGTCGTTCTGGTTACTGCTGCTTTCAATCTTGAATCTATTGTCAGACCGCACAGACTTGCAAATTTTCGCATCTCCTCTGCGTATAATTTTTGAATGTCGATCAGTGGATTCCTCACAGTAACCGGTCCATTCCTTGTATTTTTTTCTATACAAAAAGGAGCATCTTTCAGCTCCTCTGTTGCTTTTCTGTATTTTTCATAAGCATTGCAGTAACCTGCGAGATTATTCAGATCAAGATTTCCTATGACGTCAATTTTATCAAGTTCTTTTGTTAATCGTCTCCATTCTTTTCTGGCATCCGGTCCGATCAGCCATGTCGGTGCCCGTTTTAACTGATCCTTTCCAACTACAATGCTATCTTCTTCTGCTTTTCTTTTATAACCGTCAATCGCGGTAAGGTTTCCCTTCTGCGTCTGTACCGGTTTTCTTGCTCGTCCCATTTTTCTCTCCCCTTACCACTTTTATTTTTTATTTAGAAAATTGCGTACACAAGACTGGCGTGGGGTCAATTAGCCTTTTTAAAAAACATTTTGACCTCCCCCTTCCCCCTTTTTGAACGCTTCAAGCATATTTTTCAACCGTTTTTCCATGCCTGGCTTATCTTTTTTATACATCTGCTCAATCATGATGTGCGTATCATGACCTAATGGCATAAGGTTGCTCTGATTGGTTCTCTTATCCCAGTCGTCTCTCAGTGGTACAATGTGGTGCACAGTCTCTGCAAATTCTATTACTCCGGTTGTCATATAAATATACACATCTATGTGGTCAGATGCTTCCAAACTCTCTCTGCGTGCTTCCAGCCACTCTTTGCTGCTATAAAACTCTTTTGACCTTTTGTCTCTGTAAAATTTGTCGTATTCCTTATATCTTTTCTTTCTGCAGTCGCATCTTGTTCCTTCAAGTAAACGCTTACCACAATTACTGCATCTTTTATAAATCGCCATATTGTTCTCCACATAAAGGGAGCGGTGCGCACTGCTCAATGCAATGCACACCGCTATAGATAAGGGGCTTTTGTCCAGTACTTCGACTGACGCTTTTCGCATTTTAAATATTACCACAGAAAAACCGACAAAACCGACGTTTTGAAAATTTCTTCAATTTTTTTCTAAAAATCTGTCATGCTTACGTCTGCAACTACCATCTGTATATTTCTTTTTACTGCTACTATACAGCTCATTCATCCTGTGCGCCACCTGAATCCAGTTCAAATCGTCGATGTAATACAGGCTCAATATGTTCCTGATCTCGACATCGTCAATCTCTGCTATGTATTCCTCCGCCTGTGTTGTCTGCTCTAAGAGTCTGTCATATTCTTTTTTAAGTGTCTGCTCCCTTTTATTCAACAGTCTCCGCAGCCTGTCTTCTTCTGCATAAGATGTCCCCCGTACAAGAACGGTGCCGAGTGATTTCTTGCCGCGTTTTCCACAGGCTACGACATCCGCTGCAATATTCCCCTCGCGGATTAATTTGTCGCGTCTCTTATCTATCCTGTCAATGGATTCCTGTAAATATCTGATTCTTGCCCGGCTGTTGCAAATCTGTTCCAATATTTCTTTTTCCACTTTAGCCCTCCGTCCTTGTACTGCTGCATACGATCTGTCAGCATTTATGTTTGTTTGTGTATCCCAGTTTCTTTAATCTTGCCATGAATGTTATTGTTACTTGCACCGGCCAAACCTGCCCGTATCTCTTGTTTATCGCTGCCGTGATCTCTTCCGGCGTTAACTGCCGCTCTGACTCTTTCATGATTTCTAAAACTTTCTTTTCCTGATCTGATAATGTTTGCATTTCATTGTCTCCTTTTATAATTATATTTGTAATTTCTGTATAATTATAATTTACATGTGTAATGTTGTCTACTGCTGCATATGCATTAAATGTCAGTTTATTTAATCAAAATCACATCTTTTTTTATTCTTAGCTATATAGTACATATCTTCATCGTTTTCATTTGCGTGCTCAGCGCGATAGCATATATCGCAATTTGCAGACTGGCATTCATAGCAACCATCGCATTGACATCCGGTACAATCCATAGCCCTGAAATTCTTAATATTTTTCATGCATACACCTCTTTAAAATTTCTAATTTAAGCCCATCCCATTACCATTATTGTTATTGTCATTAATATGCCCCAGTAAACAATGTCGCACAGATCTTTCTTTTCTTTTGCTTCATCCATTTCTTTGAATATTGAAAGTATAATCATAAATGCGATTACTTTAAAAATCATTTTGTCAGCACCTTCCTTCTTCCACTTCTACGACTAACAATTTCTAATGTGTCCCTGCTCTCCGATATTACCATCCAGTGATCCGGTACCAGCTTGTTATTTGATATAATCTCTTTCTGTGCTCTTGTTGGTTTACTTGGTTGTTTCATCTGTATCACCATCCTTTACCATCCGAAGATTATATATCCTGGCATCAAGCCATATTCCGGCGCATCACGCAGAATATATACAATGCGTATGCCGGTCTCGCGTCCTGTATATTTCTCCCCGTCCCACTCTCTCAAAATGACCGAATCCCCCATCTGCAGATCATCCTCGTCCTTGCGAATTTCAAATTTTTTCCGTTCATGAATAACCTCATTGAAATACTCCGGTAATATTTTTTTCTCGACTATTTTACACATCCGCTCCACCGCCTTTCACGATCTCGATCATATCAGTTAGCATTCCACCACACCCGAACTGTTCCATTTCTTCTCGATATTCTTCTAACTGCTCCACAACCTTGTCCGGGTCGTAGGCAGTCGGATAATCACGCAATGCGTAAATTACATCTTGCATGTCCTCCGCATCACTAAACATAACCGATCGTTCAAACGCATCCGCATCAATCAGTCTTCCCATCGTTTGCCCTCCTGTTCCAATCTGCAATCGCTTTCATCCGCTCGTCTTTTCCTGTTCGAATGCCTCCATCCTGATCCATATACATCTCGCATTCATAACTCTTTGGAAGTTTCATTCCGCATTTCGTGCATTTGATTTCGAACATAACTCCAACAGCCGAATGCGATGACTTATTTGCAATGGTAAAGAACATTGCTTTTCCGCCACAGAACGGGCATGGTTTAAGTTCTTCGTTCATTCTTCGTTTTCCTCCCATTTCTCACATGTATTATCCAGCCCACGGAAATCTGCACAGTGTTCACTGTCCCCATTGCAACAAACGCCCTCATATTCAGCGTAGTATTTACATGTACTGCAATATTTTTTTGTTATTGATTCATTCTCCGTCATGACTCTATCTTTCATTTCTGCCAATTCCTCCTGACTGAATTTTGTGTAACCGATTCCACAATTTGTAAATCCTCCCGCTCTATACGCTATGGTTCTCGGCATCCTACACCTCCAACAGTTCTGGATTATCAATCCGCTTTCCACGGAATAAAAATCTATTCTCCATGACTTTCTCCTTCCTTCGGATATACAAGCTTCAAATCATATCCGCTTGCAATAAATTTCAACGTCAATTCGTGATTGACTGCGTTTCCGAGTTTATCGTAAATCCAGTACATATCCTCTTGCGTGAATTGTGTTCCGAGATATTCATTGTATCCAGAAAGAAGTGATTCCCTCCATTCTTTATTTCTCTTCTCTTGGCGGTAAGGTTCTCCCTTTGCAAGTGGTCTGGAACACCACTCTAAAAGTTTACAGATAATATCTTTCTGTGTATTACAGTCTTTTGCTGTAAAATACACATTCCCTTTGTCTGATAAAATAAGTTCTCCAAATTGAGTAATATAACTCTTCGGAAAGCATTTCATCACATTGAAAATTTCATCAAACATCCTTTTCCTCCATTTCTTTCAGCTTGGCTTCTGCTTCCTCTCTGGTAAGGAATATCCTTTCGCCAATGTCGCACGGTAAATAGCAACTCTCACCCATATCAGCGTCATTTATAGCATCAATTCTCATAACAGTTCTGTCTTTATGAATCTGCTTGATATATAACTGTATAACGCGCATCATAATAACTGGCTCTTTCGCTCCTTTATTTACCCTATACAAAGTATCTCCAACCTTGAACTGCAACCGCAGAAGTAATCCATGCTCATCTGCATCCTCATAATATTTCAATTTTTCTCGCAAATCAGCCATAGCCCATAAATTGCGATAGAACAATGCAATCAAGCCACGGACATCTGAAAACGGATCTATCATTAAATTGTCCAATATTTCCTCGTCAAACTCTGCGTCATCTACTGGCAATTCATCTTTTGTTAATGTGGCCATGAGGTTTCTGGTAAAATCTCGTGCATCCATTTCCATATCGTAATCTCTGTATCTGGCATTGCGCTCATCATCTGCATAGCAGCTATTATGTGCCAGCTCGATCATCAACATGTCAGCCACGCTTTTATTTGTCGTTAATCTCTCCATGCTATTCCTCACTTTCTGCCTTAAGCCATTGTTCCACCTCTGTAACAGAACACATTGCTACGCCGCCCTCAATGGTCTTTACGCTACCCTGCTCATATGTTTCGATTGAGCAAAGGAAATCTAAAAGTTCTTCATCCGTCATGCTCCGGATCCGGTCTGCATTGGTCTGCGGTCTGCATTCTTTCACAATCTCAAAGCACTCATCCTTCCAAGCTAAAACATTTTCTAGCTTATAGGAACTGTAGCCAACATGATAATAGTCCTCTCCGATTTTCTTGTACTTGATTTCGTAATATGGCTTTTTTCCTATCATTGTTACGATAATATCTAAGCAGGAAACTTTAATGCGTTCCGTTTTGCTATCCCGTGCCGCAGTTCTTATACACTCAATCATGACTTTCCTCGCTTTCTGCCAGTTTGGCATATTTCCAGTCGCATATATATGCCGGTTTTTCAACACTCCAAGATGTTGCACCCTGTTCCCATGCATACACTGTTCCATTTTCGTATTTTGCAAAATATCTATGAATCCAAGCGTGTTCTTCGGTCTGCCTCACAAGAATCGGTGTATCAACTGGAACCTCACTCCAATCAGTAAACGGCATGGCAGTGTATTCTGGTTTATCATCATTCACTTTTTTTATTGTCTGATTCTTTACTGCTGCGCGGCACTCTTCCTGTGTTCCGATCGTGCGGTACTCTTGCACATCTTCCAGTGCCTTGATTGCAACGTCTAATGCTTCGCAGTATTCTATCTCTGCATTTTCTGCATACCTCGTAGCTATCTCATTCACAATCGTTCTCGCATCTTTCTCCGTCATGGCTACCCCTTCCAATAGATTTTGATTGTCAAATACATTTCCGATAACTTTTACACTTTTTCGTTCTGTTACGTAAAATCCTAAATTGCAAAAAGTATACCCGCATTCTTTCTTATACGCATAACTGTAGTCGAGTGTCCAATCGCCACTAGTATATTTTACAATTTCTGGGTATTTTTCTTTTCTGTCGCAAATATCATTCTCCCAGATCAACTTACCGTTTATATCCTTTAATCCTGTGCACTGACAGATGGTAGCTGGATCAACGGTATAAAATGCTGCATCTCTACATGTTTCAATTTCTCTGACCTGTCCTTCTCTGTCGTAACTCGGCAATCCATATACCCATTCTCCGTTATCAGACCTTTTCCCGCGGAATAAATATCTATTCTCCATGCTATTCTCCTTTTCCATTCCGGCGCATTTGCACCTTTCCTACCTGTCACCAGCATCAGCACAGCCCGGATTTTATCCCAATTAACAGTTTCAACGTATTCACTGTTTAACCATTCTTTGACAGCTGTGTTATCATTGCTGCATTTCTCTTGAAAAATACATTCTTCGCACTCTGTATGCTCACATGACAACACTTCTCCGTTTTTATTTACCGCCAAAGCATTAACAAACACCTTTTCCAAGTCTGCTGCATATTTCTCTTTATTCAACATCCCCCTGCCTCCTTCCCGCGATATTTATTTTCCTAAACGCCCGTAACTTCCCGTATTTTCTCAGTCAGCTCCGTCTCTTTTCCGCCGTTCAAAATCTTAATTTCTTCTGCGGCACCTTTCAGCATTTTTTTCATATGTTCGATATTGTCCCTCTTATAGCTTGCCTTGACCGCTTTTTCGTCAATTACTGCCGCAATCGTCGGTGTCTCTTTAAAAGCACTCCTGTATGACTTTGTGATCTCCTCGATACATGACGGCGGCGTGTCTGCTTTCTCCAGTGTCTCTTTCAAGATTCCAAGTGTTAATTCCTGCTGTTCTGTGCGTTCCAGTTCTTTCTTTGCTTCCTCTTCCAGTTTTTCATCCAAAACCCGGTGGAAATCTTCATACATCTTGATTCCTTCATCGCTGTCTCCAAGTACTTCCGTGATAACTGTTTTTAATATCTCCCTCTGCTCTGTCGCTGTTGTCTGCATAACACATCCTAATCCCTGTGCAAGTTCCTGGTGCGGTGCCTTTGTGTCTCTCGTGTAAAAGAGCATTGCATCTCGATCTTCCTTTCGATCTGTGAACGCCGGGAATAAAAATCCTGTATCCGGTGCACCGACTACTTTATCCCGGAATCTGTTTACGATCGCATTTTCGCTTTCACTGTATGCCAGTCCCGGTGCTGTCAGATTTACCGGACATATAGCGCAGAGCATGTACTCGTAGACATCCTCTGATTCATCTATTTTGTTGTTATCAGAAGTTTTTGTTATAACATCGTAGGCGTCGCAGTAAAGCAGTATCAGGTAGTCTCCGATATAATCGTAATTGTCAATCACTCTTTCGTAGAACGCCCTTACCATTTCTTCATTCTTTAATCCAGTTTCTCTCATGGCCAACAAGAACTGCTGCATGTCGTTTTCTCTCTTTGCCTCCTGTGAAAGTTCCAGATTCAGCATATTATCTTTCAGCTTGCCTTTAAAAATTCCTTTTGCAATATCCAGATATTTATAAAATTCTTCATCCGGCAGGTTTAAAAATGTCTCTCCGAACGTTGTCACGATGTTTCCATCCACGTCTACATAACAGCCACAAATACGGGAAAATGTGCAGTCATTCTTTGTTAACCTTCTTTTTAATTCCAATACATCCTTCTTTTTCATTTTGCTATCCTCTCTGCCGTCGCCACATACTTTCCGTAACTCATGCCGGCTTCTCTTGCTTTTTCTAATACGCTACTTATATCACTGTTATTGTGTGTCTGGTTTCTTCTTTCCTCACGAATTTTTCTACTACGTTCATTTCTACACTGTGTTCCACAAGTCAATGCGGCTGCTGATATTGTTTCGAATTCTTTTCCGCAAATTATGCACTTTTTCTTATATGCTTTTCTTACAAACACTGTTTTCTCCTTTCTCTCCGGCACCGGTTGCCGGAGAATCGCGCGTTTACCGGTATCCTGTGATATATCAGATTAACCAAAGGTTGGAAAATCCCATTTCTTATAATGCAGCCTGTCCTCATTCCAGTCCGGATACTGTTGCATCAGGTATTCTTTGAACATTTCGATCATCTCTGCCCGGAGTCCTTTACTGCCGTTATCTAACAGCATGTGATGGTACCGGCAGCCCACCGCTCCGTTCTGCGGTACTCCAAGTCCTCCCTGGGACTTGTTTATGTAATGCATGATATCTTTTGTCCGGTAGAGCATCGGATCTTTATTTTCCATGTGGTACTGCCGTCTGCAGAAGATACAGCTCTCATCGTCGCGGTAATAGATGATCCGGCGGGTTTCTTCATCGAATTGGAACTTCATGTTTTTTCTGGTCCGGTACCGCATGTCAGTCCTCCTCGTTTTCTGTCTCTTCGATTTCCTCAACCTTCCTCAGTCTCCAGTGTAGATCATCCAGAATAGAGAGCATTTTTTCTATCCTGTTCGGATCACCGGAGTTCCAGAGGTTCTGTAACGTGTTCAGATTGTTTGTGATCGCCGATTTATATCCTCTGTTTATATTTTTATTATCAGTCATACTGTTTTCTGCATTTTCTGTGATTTCCGGTTCTTTTTCCTCTTTTTCCGGTTCATCTGGCATGTATTCCGGATGGTTCTCAATGCTGTCCTGTCCCGGTAACTGCTGCCCGCCGGCCGCCTCCGGCTCATCTGTCTTAATATCTTCCGGCTGTTCCTCCGGCTCGATCGGGGATGGTTCCGGGATGTCCGGCTCAATGTCATGCAGTGTCTTGTGTGTTTCTTTTACCGGCTCCGGTTTCTTTTTCGATGGCTGCACGTGTGACTCTTTCCGTTGCACCGGTGCAACTTTGCTTTTTTCAGTTTCCGGAAAATTTTCATGAAACATGTTCTCCCATGCGCTCTTCACATCGAACGATCCTGTCACGTTCCTGATCGTCTTGGTAACTTCCTCCTGCATGATCTGTTCTTTTTCCATGCTTCTTGTGTTCACGATCTCGATCATTTTTTTTAAATTGTTCACGGACACAGCAAGTTTTCCGATCCCCGGGATTCTCGTCATGTAAACTTTCATGTCCGCCGGTGCCATGATCTCAAGCACATCCTGTCCGTTTTTTAATGTATTTATCACATCTTTGAATAACTGCGGCTCATCATGAAAAATATTCAGAAGTGCCTTTTCAAAGACTGTCTCTGCGGATCTGGTCGTCTCCGGCTCCTGCTCGATCACTACTTCGATATCTGAGATTTTCTGTTCTTCCTCATATTCTTCTTTTACGGTACTGATCTCCGTTTTACTCATTTCCGGCGTCAGAATCTCGTTGATCTCATCCGGCAGTGTCAGCATAAGTGATAACTTTGCATAGCCAAATTTCTGATATTCCTCTTTTAATTCCATGGAATATCCATCTTTTGAAAACCTGTCATTGATCCGGATAAAACGAGATACCTGGGTTTTGTCCAGTCCATATTCTTTCATGGCAAATTCGTTGACGTTCGAATAGCCTGAACCCGCTAAAATACCCGTATCCTGTGCCACTTTTAACAGGTAGCCGATTCTCACGAATTTTTCTACTGCTCCCTGCAGTTCCGTGTCCAGATCGTGCTTATATGTCGCATAGTCTGTATATGTGATTACGTTGTGATCCTGTGTTATGATTTCTTCCATCTGTGCTTCCTTTCTATACTGCTGCTATGAGTGCTTTGTCCGGTTTCTTTTTCCTGGCTTCCAGCTGTTTTGTATAATCCGCTAATAACCTGTCAAAAAATTCCTGTTTCGGTTTCTTATCGTGTGCACCGTACCACTGATATATTTTTGTGCCGCTGATCTCAATCGTGATGTACGGTGTATTCGGTGTCTTTTCTTTTCTCAGGAACAAAATTGCTGTCGTTCCCTTATTGTGTTTTGAAAGATAATTGTCACCACCGACACAATGATGCAGTTTTCTTCCTTCCATGATGATCTCCCCTGCGTCCTTTGCCGGCCGGATAATGTATCCCTCCGCTGCTGCCTGATATTTTTTACAAAGACTCTCGTATCTTTTTGCAATATCCGGAAACTCTTTATTTTTCTTTTTAATATACAGTTCATCATGTCTCGCATTGCTTTCCTCTGTCATCTGGTCATGTACCAGTTCAAGATCCCGCGGATAAATGAATACACTGTTTTTCATGTCATATCCCAGTATCTCCCTCATGCGAAGGTAATCATCATATTCCTGTACAATATTCCTTTTATAATTTCCATACAGCTTCCACCCCTCCGGCACCGGGCTGTATTTCTGAATTGCATATTTCTCCGTCCTGTTTATCAACTGCTGCAAAGTCATGTATTTTAACAGATGCTTTATTCTTTTTTTCATTTCCTTGTCAATTATGTCTGCTATCCATTCTTCCTGCTCCGGTTTCCACACATAGCCTTCTTTTTCTTCAAACTGCAGTGTCTCCAGTAAACTCATGTCTCCCGCCGCTTTTATCGCCTTGTTTATATTTTCTTTTTTCTCCAATCGGAGCTGTCCCTGTAAGGTGTCTTTTTTTCTGTTTACAAGTCCACTTCTTCCTTCTTTCCGTATGAGATGTCTTACCAGCCTGTGCATTCCCATTTTGCAGTACAGTTCGATTGCCGGATTGTTTGCATATGTCATAATGGCATCCGTCAGACTGACACCGTTAAATATCTGTCTTCCCCAGCTGCTCATCGCCATTTCTACCAATATCTGCTCCGGAAAATACTTTAATTCGGATTGTTTAATCTCTTCTCTCCAACCGGGATATAAATCTCCATGTAAAGTTTCCAGATACGGGTATCCTGTTCTATCTGATATGATCCATTGGTATTCATCCTGTCTGTAAGTGTAAGAACGTACCATTTTCTCCACTTTTCCAAGCTGTAAAAAATACCGGCTGTCCTCTTCCAGCAACTCTTCCATTTTGGAAAGCTGACTGTATTTCCTGTAATATGTGAAAATCCGCACAAACAGGTTGTTATCTTTTGCTCTCTGGTATAAATAAAATCTCGCACTCTCTCTTACCGGCTCTGTGATCCTTTTCCACTGATAAGTTGATATATTCCCGCATTTTTTACATACTGCCCGCTCTCCTCTTCTTGGGATCTCATCATACAGTGTTCCATATTTCGATTCTTTTGGTGTGTAGATTTCGTATTTCCCGCCGCATTTCCCACAGGCGCATTCTGCAAAATTGCCTTTTCTTTTATAATAAATTTCCGGGGTTTTAAATTTTTCCCCGCACCATTCTTTAAAATTTTTCGGAAGCTCCGGCGTCAGTTCTTCCAGTTCTTTTATTCTTTCTTTCTCTGTTTTCTTAACTGCTGCCATATCACTTCGCCTCCGTGTAGTAACTTTTTATGATTTTCTTTGCCTCTCCCATTCCTGGGATCCCAAGTGTCACGCGTCCGGCACTTACTTTTGCAGCTTTCAGAATATCTTTATCCACTGGAATCTGATTGTTAAAGGACCATTCCAACAGCTTCCCGATGCACCCTTTGATACTTTTCCCTTTTTTTCGTACTGCTGTCTGCATATCATCATGCTCCATGCACTGTGATCTGATGTAATCCACCCAGTCAGTCATGATCTGCTTTGGCTTCAAATCTTTACATTCCACATCGATTTTCCCGAGCGCTGCCCCGAGCGGTGTCGTCAGTGTGTCTGTATATCCGTCCCAGTAATCCTTTGCGTCCTCCTTATCGATTCCGTTCTCCTCTGCCAGGACCAGCAGGCTCTCCATATCGCCTTCTGTTTTCAGCCCCTCCGCTGTGAGGTTTAATTCTTCCGCGGTGTCAAATTCTCCAAATCTCTCAAACATCCCTTATTTCTCCCTTCGCTTCATCTCTTCGATCAGTTCCCCGGTATATGCATTTGGCTGCTTCAAATAAAAGCTGCACAGATGTCCCTGCTTTCCTTTGATCAGCTCCAACCACTTGTCCTTATTTTTGACCGGCTGCCCTCTGGCCGTGATCCAGCCGTTCTCAATCCAGCGTGCCACATCCTCCCGTCCGGCGAATCCGTTAAAAAGATATTCCGAGTCCGTATAAATGGACAGCTCACATTTTTCTCTCATACGGGAAAATGCCCGTATCAGAGCTTCCATCTCTGCCCGGTTGGCATTCATATGTTCGACCGCCTCAATATGCTTTCTGACCTCCGGCAGATTCCTGCCCGGTGGGTAATATTCCAGACAGTAGCCGACGTAGCCGTTGCGTTCCCATCTGCCTTTTATCGATGTGGCGGTGTATATACTGACTGACCGCATAGGTCCTCACGCTCCCTTCTTATCTCTCCGGCATCCCGTTCCAGCCGGATCTCTGTGTAATAGTAATAGGACATGCCGGTGTAAGGGTTCACTCCATGCCGGATGCTGTCCCGGTCTATGTAATATCCTGGTTGTGGTTCCGGGCCATTCTCGATCAGCTTTCTTACTGTCCGGCGTTTATATTTGTGTGTCTCTTTTTCCGGCATCTCTAAGTTCCGTGAACAGTCATATTTAATAAAAATCTTTGTTTCTTCCTCTTCCCCGAACAATGTCATCTGACCTGTGATCTCTTCTGTGGGTTCTTTTACGATATAATTTGCCAGTTCTTTAAAATAATCTTTTTCGTATACCGGTTCGTAATTCACATGTCCATCTGTCAGCTTATTCCACACCTCAGATACAATCTCTGCTGTTCCTGGTGTCCCATCCAATCTGTTCATCAGGACGTGGAAATGGATTCCTCCTCTTTCCCCTACTTCTATCCTGTATACAAACTTTAATACCTGTCCTCTCTTTTTATATTTTTTTCTCACTGTATCAAAAAAGGATTTACGAACTCCTTTTATCTCTTTCACTGGCATTCTTGTCCCTTTTGGAAATTTCATTGTCAGCCACAGATCACCTGGTTCAAAGTTGCAGCGAATCTTTCTCAATATTTTCTTTTCCCTGTTGTATTGATTTTGTTTCTTTACCTGCTCTGGGGTAGCCTTCTTCCTCTTGGCTCTCTTCTCCCCCTTTGCACCGCACTGTCCTGCAAACCCAATCTCATGTTCTATAAAGGATCCGTACTTATATTTATTTTCCCTGTATGCCATGCCTTCTGCTCCATATCTGCTAAGTTTAATATATTGAGATTGTTAAATAAGCCGGGTTTTCCCCGTTTTCTCTTGCTTTTTCAGCAGGTGCATGGTACACTATACCTGTCTTAAGTTTGGTGTGTATCGCACCTACCGGAGCATTGAAACCCAGCATTTCAATGCTCTTTTTTCATTACATTTTCGAACGTATGTACTGTATAATGAAAACCGTGATAAATGCACCAGTCCAGTGCTTTTATGTATTGCTGTTCATCAATCAGACCGGTCACCAGATTGTTCTTATCCCGTTCTCCGAAGATTTCTTTCCGGATCCTTTCATCTGCATCCAGGCGCAGGATCACCATTGACACGCGATCCGCGCATAAAACAGCTTCCGGATACTCTTTTCTCATCATGTGTTCTTTAAATATCCCTGCCTGGTTATACAGCTTTTTTATAATCTGATCCTCGTTTAACATTTACCCGTGCCTCCGCAAATGCTTTTTTTATCCTGTCCCATCCGAGCTTGTCCATGATCTGCTCTGCTTCCTGTTCCATGCTTATAAAACGCAGAACTGTATAGATCTGTTCCGCGGCCATGGCAGCCTGTCCGAACTTTCCTGCTGAAAAAGCTTCTTCAAAGCTTTGTGCGCGTTCTGCCACCCACTCTTCCAGTTCTTCCGGCGTTTTCATCATCGTCCTCCACAATGTCGTAATAAAATTTTAATTCTGTTTCCTTAGCGAACATCATCGATGTCGCCAGTCCCTTATTTTCCCAGCGTGCTTTCACGTCTGTAATCTGCCGGTTAAACTCTGAGCGTGTCAGTGTCGGCTTTCTGATAGCTTCCTCACACTTCGTCTCCAGGCTGTCCGCTATCTCCTGCAGCCACTCATATCCGCAGTCCGTACCTGTTGTCAGGTCGCGTAACATAAATGCTTCTTCTTCTGTCAAATTTAATGTAACTACCATTTCTTTTCTCCCTTCTTTACTTTGTCGAAAAGTAGTGTGCTCCTACCTTTTTCCACGGCGTGCCGCAACCTGGCCACTCACCTTCCCGGAAATAATAAATTTCCGGATATCCTCTCTGCTCCACTTCTATTCTTACTGCCTGGTACGTCTCTTCCGACGGTTCCCATACCCCTGCCATATTTCCATCCCAAAAGGATGTAAATTGATTTTTTTGGGATATCACGCCGGAGATCGTATCTGGCCACTGTCCGGATGTATCCTCTGCCCTGTTTAAAATCACGTCTGCAACCAGGCGTTTCCCCTGCAATCCCTGATTCCCGGCTTCCGCCTCGACACAGATTGCCAACAGCTCCAGGCTGTCCCAGTATTCTTCCTCTTCTACATCCACAGGATCTGGTTGTACCGGTGCAACTGGTGTGATCTGATCAAATACACCGGAGACAGGCTGACCGGAGACAGCCGCCGGCCGTAAAATATAAATTACTGCATACATGATGATGATTACGATTACCATCACATAAAATGGTTTCTTATTCTTTTTCATTTTTCATCATCCCTCCTTTACTCCGGCGCATCCTTAAATTCAAACGTTATAACCACGCCTGCTAAATCTGCCAGGCTGTACAGATCTTTCAGCCGCATCCCCTCCGGATGCTGGATGCGGTCTTCGACCGTCCGCTGTGGGATTCCACTCCTTTTACTCACTTCTTTTGTTGACAGATTTTTTGTTCTGAATCCGCCTGTCAGCATACCGGCGATGTAATCACAGCGCTTTTTCAACTTGTTTTCGCACAATTTACTGCTCATTATTCTTCACTTCCTTTCATATTTCCTTGTATTTCCCGCTCCTTATTTTTATAATTGTCATATCAACAAATTAAGGAGGTTTTCTTATGTCTTTACATCAGTACCATGTTGATTTTTCACAGCTCTCACCCAGTGAAAAAGAATCACTCAGTGAGCGTGTTGATAATGCCGCTTTTACCGGCATTCAATGGGAGCAGGGTTTTCAGTCCGGTGTTTTCTTTGTGGAAGAAAACCAAGACCTCAATTATTTAAAGATTCCTGCATGCTGTCATCTGCGTCGCATTTTATAGTGTTGTTTACTGCTGCACGAGCTGTCTCTTTGCTGTATCAATCTCGTCCCTGGTGATCAGTACATCCGCTATGTTCTGAATTATGAGCAAATCAATGGGTTTTAACTGGTCAATTTTCTTTATAAGCTCTTTTTTCTTCTCTTCCATGTTTTTCTCCTTCCCGCCGGGGCATTCCCGGCTCTTTCCTTATGCTTCTATAGTTTCATCATGCGGGTTGATCACTTCCCGCCCTTCCCATTCATACACTCTTTTTGTCTCTGCCTCCTCTCTGAACTCATTCGGTCTTCCCTGATGTACAATTCTTTGAACGGTTACCGTTTTCTTTGTTCTCGCAATTACGATGTATGGTCTTGATTCATGTTCTTTGTAGATTTTTCCAACCTCGAATCTTCTCATATCGTTTTTCCTTTCTATTTATTGCTGTGTTGTCTTGTTGGTATATTGCAATTATATGTTGGCATATATCTTTTGTCAATACTTTTTTTGTAATTTACCAACATTTTTTTATTGACAGTGTTGGTTTATGTGCTTATAATCATTTAAGAAGGGAGGGACAGTATCAATGGGTGAACGTTTAAAAGATTTACGAAAAGCCCTAGGCTTGACACAGCAGGAGTTTGCTGACCGGATCGGAATTGCCAGAGGAAACATCGGAGCTTATGAAGTCAGTAAAAATTCCCCTAGCGATGCGGTTATCTCGTTAATCTGCCGGGAGTTTAATGTGAATGAGGCATGGCTCCGTGATGGAACTGGTGAGATGTTCCAGATTCCGGATGACGAGGATGCAGCACTGGTTTCTGAGATTCTCGAACACACAGACAGGCGGTTTTATCAGGCTGTATTGAATATCGTTCGTACATATTCGCAGCTTTCGCCAGAGTCGCAAAGTGCTTTGGATGTTTTTGTTGACCAGCTGCTTGAAAACGCAAAAAACCGGAAGGATTAATTTTCCTTCCGGTTTTTATTTTTGTGTAGCTTTTTATATAAATTACAGTTATAATGAGTTCAAAAATATTATGCTTTGGAGGTTTAATGATGAATCAACTTGATTTTTTAAAAGAACACATCGTTCGTATTTTTAATGATCTCGCATCAGAATTTTCTCTTCCGCAAAACTCGTTCTGCATTACAGATAATTTTTCTCAGGCAGGAACACGCGCCGGAAAACTTATCTCTACCGAACTCGACATTGTAGAATATGCCTATCCACCGGACCGCCACAACTCCATTTCAAAAACTTCTCTTATTCTTTATATTAAGCCTAATCCTTCTTTTTTTGAACTACTGATCAGGCACGACCATTTTCAAAAACTTCCACAGCCGGCGACTGCACAAGTAAAAAATGTTTCTGATAAATTATATACACATCTCCTCTTTGCATTTGATGATGTGTCCATTTTAGAATATATTTCTGCTAACACCCGTTATTGCTTAAGTTCTTATTCATCTTCAAATACCTTCGGGTGCTGCTCGCGTTATAAAGAATGCTCTGACCAGAAACAATGCGTGCACGTTAATAAATTGTATGCATATGGCTGTCAGTATCGTAAAAATCTTGAATCTCAAAACATATTTTATTAATATTTTCATACAAAGGAGTATCGCCATGACAAAAAACCAAAGAATCAACAAAGGAAATAGTCTTCTCGTTTTTCCAGCTTCATTTTCAATTATCGACATCGAAACCACCGGTTTATCGCCTCGTTATGATGAGATTATCGAGTTGTCCGCTATTAAGGTCATTGATGGTTCAGTAGTCGATAAATTCACATCTTTAGTTCAACCTGATTCGTCCGACGGTATATACATTGATTCCTTTATCACAGAGCTTACCGGCATTACAAATGAAATGCTGGCTTCTGCCCCAAAGCTTTCTTCTGTACTGCCTGATTATCTTGATTTTATCGGCAATGATCTCTTGGTCGGTCATAATGTGAACTTTGACATTAATTTTATCTATGATAAAACCGAATCCTTACTTTCCAGGACATTCTCTAATGATTTTGTTGACACCATGAGGATCTCCCGCCGATTGCATCCTGAGTTCCAGCATCATCGTTTATCTGATCTGTGTGAGAGATATGACATTGATTATTCCGATGCACACCGTTCTTTATCTGACTGTGTTTTAACTATGAAATGTCTTTCTTTTTTATTTGATGACGTAAAGCAGCTCTATGGTTCTGCTGAAAAATTCATACAGCATGCATCCTCAAAATCAAAATCTGTCCGTGTTTCCGATATCATCACCACATCAGACTCTTTCATGCCTGATAGTCCTTTGCACAATAAAGTAATTGTATTTACCGGTACACTCGATACCTTAACCCGTAAAGAAGCCATGCAAATCGTTGCAAATCATGGCGGAATAAATGCTGACAATGTAACACAGAAAACAAACTATCTCGTTCTCGGCAACAACGACTATTGTTCAACTATTAAAGACGGTAAAAGCAGAAAACAAAAAAGGGCTGAACAGTTAAAATTATCCGGTCTTGACATTGAAATTATACCCGAAAGTGTTTTTCTTGATATGCTAGACGAGGAATGATGTGCAAAACCCGGAAGGATTGATGTTCCTTCCGGTTTTTATATTATATTCTTTATACAAAGAAGTGGTGTTTCTTCTTTTTGTTTCAACTTTTTTATGCTACAATTATCATAATTAACTATGTGATATCTATTTTAAGGAAGGAGTTCTAAAAATTGCACAAAAACCGTTATAGTTATATACAGATAGGTAACACGTGTGGATTCTATTCCATCGGCTGTTGTCTCGGTGATCTTCAATGTATCGATAATCCATTTGAATTCATTAATGACATGGTTAACGAGTGCCGACTTCTTAATTTGACTACAGTAGGAGAAGTCTTTGATATAGATTTATTATTTAAAATTGCACTAAAATTTTCTCCTCAAAATGTCCGTATTTCAAAATATAAAGTTAACACTGCCAAAGATATCCTTGAAAGACTAAATAATAATACACGGATTGTTTTTCCGATTAACAGTAGCTCTGTTCCTCATTATATCGCTTTACTATCTTATAAAGGAAAGACGGTTACATGTTGTAATGGTGGCTTTTTAAAAAAATATAATTATAAAAAATTATTTCGGCTAAATAAACATGTCCCCAATAAATATAACTGGAAAAAATTCAAAGTGTACTCGCAATTCACCCTAAATCTAAATTATATAGCAAACGGGTGCTCTGCTTTAGAAAAACAATTAATAAATCAGGATAATCATAATAATAAAATTCAGTTGAAATCTTTAAGAAAAAAGGGGATGCAAGACGTTAGTATGAAAGGATACTGTCTGCTATTTGAGAAGATCTGATTATTTGAAGAACCGGGATGCCACCCGGTTCTTTTTATTTGGTATTTCTTATTTTTAAATGTTTTTTCACGATCGTCAATATCTGCTTTAAAAATTTCTCATCCGACTGATCCATCCTGTCTATATATTCCTTCAACTGCATTTTTATAATTTCAAGCATACTGCCGCCCCTCCTCAATGGCATTTCTTCATCCGTAAGTGTAGTTTTCAACAGCGCGCTTTGTTCTTATGTTTGTATTATATTTATTATACTTGTCATTTGCAAGGTTTGTCTCAATGTTGAGACAACTTTTTTATTTTATCCCTGGAATACTCTGATTCATACAGATCCTCTAGCGGTACCTTAAGTCCTTTTGCAAATTCTTCCAGGTCATCTATTGTTGGATTCTTTTGTCCTTTTAAGATCCGGTATGTAGTAGCTCTGGAAAACGGTACACTCTCTGTCAGATCTCTTACTTTTATATCCTTCAGTTTCATGATTTCTTGAATTTTTATCTTTGCCATAGGCAAATTATAGAATGATACGTTTGTGGAAACTACTGGAAATTTATGGTAAATCCGGTTGCACCGGTGCAACTTTGCATTCAACCCGTGGCAAATTGTCACGGGTTGAGCATTTTTCTATTCCTTTTTTATCTTATTTATGTATAATGTAATTAAATTCTACAAAAACAAAAGCCGCATCACAATAAAGTGATACGGCAATGTAACTGCTCTGAATGAACAATTTTCTCACACATATATTGTATCATTCAGAGCAGCCGCGCGCAAGTGAAATACTACTCACTGGCTGTTATTTTTATACTTATTTTTAGGAGGATGATACAATGGCTACTGCAAAAAAATTACCTTCCGGATCCTGGAGGTGTCTGGTGTTTAGTCACTATGAATATGTTACCGGCAAAGACGGAAATGTAAAAAAGAAACGGGTTTATGAATCATTTACATGTGACGATCCAAGCCCAGCCGGCAAAAGAAGATGTGAAGCTATGGCAGCAGAGTATGCCGATAAAAAAGAACAGAGTAATCTTTCAAGTTATAAATTGACCTTCCGGGAAGCTGTGGATGCATATATCGTTGAGCGTTCTCAAATTCTATCTCCGGCATCAATCAGGAAATACAGAAGTATGCAAAAAGAATTTTCCATGCTCGATGATTACAAAATAAGGGATATTAATAAAAAAATCATTCAGCAATATATAAATTCTATCTCTGGATCACTGTCTCCAAAAACCGTAAGGGACCGGCATGGTCTTATTACAGCGGTTTTAAAACGATACAACCCGGATATTATTTTGAATACTACTCTTCCAAAAAAGAAACGCATTGAGAGAAGCATTCCATCAGAAAGCGACATCAAGGCTTTAATAAGTGCAGCCAGTGGAACAGAAATGGAAGTCCCTATATACTTGGGCGCGTTCGGTATGATGCGTCGCGGAGAAATATCAGCATTAAAAAAGTCAGACTTTAAAAATAATGTTATCCATGTAAGTAAAACGATGGTTCTGTCGCCTGATAATAAATGGATCGTGAAAGCACCGAAATCTTATGCAGGTGATCGTTTTGTTCCTGTTCCACAGTTTGTTGTTGATGCATTCATGGCATTGCCGAACGATGGTGTAAATATGACTCCAAACATTATTACATCACGTTTTGAGCATGTGCTAAATAATGCAGGTATCGAGCATTTCCGCTTCCACGATTTACGTCACTACTCTGCAAGCATACAACATGCGCTTGGAATACCTGATGCTTATATCATGCAGGCTGGCGGATGGGGAGATGATAGAGTATTGAAAGATGTGTACAGACATACTTTTGAGGAATCTGAAAAGAAAATGGGGAATATAGCAATTAATTATTTTGATAGTATGCAACACGAAATGCAACACGACATAAAAAAAACACCGTAAACTCGGTGTTTTAAGAGCAGGGGATGAGAGAATCGAACTCCCACCAAAGGTTTTGGAGACCCC